TTATTTGGGAGTAGCATTTGCCGTTCTGTCAGGCCAATATTCATTCATAAACGAAATATCTTTTTGAAGCAAGAACGTTCTATTAGGTTCGGATGCACTAGCATCATAAATTTGAATAAATCTCGTGTTTTGCCAATCTCCTGGCAATGGTAAAAAAGGATTGCCCACGGTCAACGTAGCAGAATCATACTTTCTAAAATAAGTAAGATCTACCGTTCTTAAAATTTGATCTTCGATAGATGCTATAAAAGGTTTAATAATTGCATCAGATAGAACATTTGTATCTGTCTCTGTGTAATTTCTTACATTATCATTTAAATCAGAATAATCGGTCATGAGGTGCTCACTGTAACATTTCCAGAGCGAGATAACAACCCTGTGCTTTTTTGAGGTTGTTGTACACTAAGAGGCATCATGCTTCTTTGAGTATCTGCGTAGGCTACGCCATTTGCGTAGTAATTAGTAACTGGTTCTAAAAGAGTTTGAAAAGAATTAACTGCTGTTCCATCTCCCACTCCATCATACACATCACCATTAGGAGATAAAACTACTTCTCCAGTTGGTGTTCTTACAGTATTACTACCTACAAAAACTCTAGCGTTAGCTATTTGAGGTTTAGCATGTTGTAATGCTGTAAAATCTCTTGGATGATTTCTTGGATCTAATTGAGGTTGTTTTGGTTCAAATTCTGAAGTATGAACCCAAGAACCATTCCATTCTTGAACCATTTCATTATACGGAAAAGCCATTCCTGATCTATCAGAAATTCTAAGAGCAAATTTACCTGATGAGTATTTAGCCATTATGAAAAAAATAAAGTTTGTCTTGGTACCATACTATAACTTGCTTTTTCTACATCTGATGCCGCAGCTCTACTAAATTCTTCATCATATATACCTTTTAATATTTGAATTCTATCAGGAGCGTATTTCATTGATATATAATAAGCTAATCCTGCTACTAAACATGGTAAAAAACGAAAAGGTATCATCGCATTTTTAGTATAAGCATTTATATCGGTCATACGTAATGAAGCATAATATTTAAAAGTATAGGTAGAATCAGCAGCTGGAAAAAAATATACTTTAGGAAGTATAGTTCTTTCAAAGTACCATTGTGCAGGTCTTCCTTGAGTAGTTTTTACTGTGTAATCCCAATAGGTAGATCTACCTATTTTTGTCATAGAAAAATCACCATTACTATTAGACATAACAGCACTATCAATATCTATAATTTGAGAACTATCATTAGCATCAGTAGTAGCATTTCCTGCTGCATCTACTGAATATAAAGTAGTACCAGAAATCATTTGTGTTCCTGCTGTAACAGTTGCTTCTCTTTGTTGAATAGTCCACAAATTTAATCCTCTGTTTGCCCATTCAGCAATCATTAAATTAATAGAACGACGAGCGGTTTTTAATTCGTAACCAGTACGATCTTGTAAACCGCAACGTTCAAAAGCTTCTTCTATTATAGAATCTAAATCTAATATAAATCCTGCTGTGGAAGAATAGCTAGGTGTTCCTGTATTAATTGCCATTTAATTACTTCGCTATTCCCATACCTCTTTTTGCAATACCGCCACCACGTTTATTAATAACGCCTTTGCCAGTACCTTTACCAAATTTTCCGTAAGACTCATCACGACTTGCTTTTAATTGGGCAGGAGTACGTTTTTTCTTAATTCTCATGGCAACTGATTCATCTTTTCTATCGATGTATCCTTGTCCACCTTTTTTCATTTTTTTAGGGGGTCTTCCTACTGTAGACCCGTAAGTTCCTTTACCTTGGGGCATAATAATCTCCTTTGTTTGATGCTATATTAATACCCTTTATCTCTTTCCTTGTCGATTATATTTTTTCCATGATTTAATCTTATGTTTATTTTTAGGTTTAGATCTACTGGAGCTCCCAATACTTGTCCTTTTTTTAACAGGAGTAAAGTATTCGTTAGTTATTTTTTGAGCCATATCTTATAAATACGTAATGGCCCCCATTACCCATAAGGTACCAAAGCATATATAAGCTATAGTTACTGGGTCCATTAATCTTTCTTCCATTTTTCTTTAGCTCGTAAACTCCATCTCTCAAAAGCCTCTGCATCTATCTTTTGTTTAACTAATGTAGCACCAGCTGGTACTTCATTATAAAGGGCAATTACTTCCCCATCTTCTATGTGTACAATACCAGGACCACAAAAAGCATCCTTATCATATCCTGTATTCTTTTTCTTCATTATTCTTACTTCTTTCATACAAGAAGATAATGATTTCATAGGAATATACTGTGTCATCTGTGTATTTTGATCATTCATGTTCCCGAAAACGAACATAAGGATCACGCTAATTACTTCCATTTTGCCTCACTTTGTCTTTGAGCTTTTCAATATCTATTAACATTTTTTCAATATCTGTTTGTGCTCTTTTTATATTTACGGAATTGCTCATCATTCCTTCCATTTCTGATTGCATAGCCTCTAATTGCGAGGCCATAAATTCCAGGAGGAGGTCCTGCTGACTATCTGATGGTAAACTCCCCATTTCGCCTCTGGGCCACTTAATCCTAAATTCTGTGTTTTTATCAACGTCGGCAATCATTAGTTTACCATTTGTCTCAATATTATTCAGGCGTTCTACAATCCCAAAATAGCTCCAGACGCCAATTCCGACGGCCCCCAATATCGAAAGCAAATTTCTCATAGGCATGCTGATCGCTGTGTTATCTGATACTTTCATTATGATGCTCCTAAAGGATTTTCTAATGCTCTTTTAATCCTTTTATCTATTTTCTCTTCTAGCTCTTTTTGTGCTAGTTTTATTTTTTCTTCTAACTTTTTCATCTCTTCTTCTAAAGTATCTATTGTAATTTTTAAATCTTTTGCATTATCTCTAGAATCTTCTTTTACTTGTTGTTCAACATCATTAACTATTTTTTCAACTCTTCTTACATCTGTTCGTAAATCATTTTTAAGTTCGTTTGCAACATCAGACACTAATCTAATTTCCGACATCATCATTTCCATTTCTTGCATTAACATATCTATTTCAGTTTGAATAAGTTCTGTCTTACTAGACATTTCTTCTTTTGTAAGCGCAATATTTTTATCAAACTCTGATAAGTCTGGTGCTACATAATTTTGTATTTGTTCTTTCATATTGAGGTAATCTTTGTAAAATTCAAAACCACCCCATAAAGCACCGCCTGCTGTAGTTAGTGCTGTTAAGATAACAAAAATTTTACCCCCTCTAAATTTTATTCCACCTACTTCTACTTCTGTTGCCATTGACTATCTATCATTTCATTTATTAACCCTTCACTACCAGCAAATAAATAATATTGAGCTAAATTATTATTTTCTATTTGGGTATCAGGTAGCATAAATTCTGTAAAAAATCCCTCTCTATCGTTTAGTTCTTTTTGTGATTCAAAAAAGGTTTTTGTATCTCCTAATACTTGCATCACTATTAACGTTTTTAACTGATTTGTTGAATCATATCTACCTTTATCCCCCATCTTTTTAACTATCTTTTTAGCCGCTTTTTCTTTTTTAGATTCTGGCTTTTTTGTGTCTTCTTTTTTTTCAGGTTTTTCCTGTTTTTCTTCTACTTCTTCTTCAGCCTCATCTTCAGTAGTCTCTGATGCGCTTTCTTCAGGTTCTGGCTCTTCTGCCATATCTTCTTGAGGCTCTTCAGTAGCTTCTTCCATAGGTTCATCTTGTACCTCCTCTGTTTCCATTTCTGGTTCAGGTTCTGTAGTTTCCATTTCTACTTCCTCCATTTCGGGTTCAGGCATTTCCATATCTGCTTCTGCCATTTCCATTTCAGGCATTTCTATTTCTAATTCATCTAATTGTATTTCTTTAATTTCCGTTTCTAATTCCATTTCCATTTCTATATTTGCCATTTCCATTTCAGGCATTTCTATTTCAAAATCCATTTCCATTTCAACAGTTTCATAAGACATATCCATGTTAGGTTCATCAAACTCAGGTTCAAAATAAAAATCATCACCAGGTCCATCAACTGTGACATCATTATGTTCAAATATATTTTCTACAATATCAATAACTTCTGTTTCTGTACTTCCCCCATAAGCTACCCACATTTCCACACTAAGTATATGTTCTGTAACTATTGTGGAAACTACGTT